AGCTCTCCGAGGACTTCGGGTCGAAGAAGACGTTGGGCTGGTTGGTGCCCCGGTCGATGGCAGGGCAACCGAGTTCGGTGAACCAGACGGGCTTCGACTGCGGCACCCATGCGGTCGGCGTCGCAGCCTCCACCCCACCCGGGCGGTTGAAGTGGGGCTCGGACCACCAGGCGCGGAGATCCTTGTAGCGGAAGACCCATGGCTTGCCGACCGCACCATCGCTGATCGGCGTACGCTGCTGTGCCGCGCGGTCGGCCTCCGAGGCATAGAACCAGTCGAAGCCTTCGCCCCCGGCAATGTTGGCCTGCAGGTAGCCCCGGTCATGGATCGCGGGCCAGCCTGCCTGCGCATCGGCATGGTCGAACCCGTCGCGCCAGTCCGAGAGCGGCATGTAGTTGTCGATGGCGATGAAGTCGGTGTTGGCGTCGGCCCAGAGCGGGTCGAGGTGGAAGAAGACATCATTGCTGCCGTCGCCCGGCTGGTGGCCAAAATACTCCGACCAGTCGGCGGCGTAGCTGATCTTCGTGCCCGCCCCGAGGATCCCGCGCACGGCCGCGGCAAGATCGCGGAAGGCCTGCACGGCCGGATAGCTGCTTGCCCCCGAGCGGATGGTCGTCAGCCCGCGCATCTCCGAGCCGATCAGGAAGGCATCGACGCCCCCGGCCGCCGCGCAGAGATGGGCGTAATGCAGGATCATGCGGCGCAGGCCCCAGTCGCCCGCGGGGCCGGTCCAGCCGACGGTCTCGCCCGAGACCGTGAAGTTGGCGGGGGTCGCGCTGCCGAAGAAGCTCGCGACCTGCGTTGCTGCCGTGGCGGTCTTGTCGACGCTGCCCGCGAACCCTGCTGCGGGAGAGCAGGTGATCCGTCCGCGCCAGGGGAACACGGGCTGGCCCGCTTGGGCGGCGTTGTCGCTGTAGGGGTTCGGCAGGCTGTTGCCGGGCGGCACATCCATCAGGATGAACGGATAGAATGTCACGCGCAGCCCGCGGGCCTTCATCTCCTGGATCGCCTGCACCACGGCGAAGTCGGCGGGCGTGCCGCCATAGACGGGCCGGTCCTCGCTGTCGCGACTGACCAGATGCGCGGCGGAGCGGCCGACGCCATTCACCGACCATACCCGCGGGGTCGTGGCCTTCGCCGCGACCTCGACGCCCGGCTTGATCTGGCAGTCGCCCGCCCGCAGGTCGGTGCCGAACCAGGCGACGACAAGGCTGACGCTCTCGACTGCCGGGGCCATGGCCTGCAGCCGGTCGAGGGCCACGACCATGTCGGTCGTGTCGGGCAGCGCGTTCAGGTTCTCGGCCGTGGTCGTGGTGCCGCCGCTCGTTCCGCCGAAGGCGCCGCCCGTGGTCTTGCGGATCGCCTGCGTGGCATAGGTGAACTCGCCCGAGGCCGGGATCATCGTGACGGCGCGCGTGAGCCCCTCGGCCGTACCGGGATCGGCGAGCGGTCGGAACACCTCGAAGGAGAGCTGCGGGATCCGGTTCCCGAAATCCGCCAGCGGAAGTTCCTCGAACACCACATAGGCGGTGCCGCGGTAAGCCGGCGTGTTGGCCGCGCCCATCTTCGCGGAGATGAACGGGTCCGGCGCCTGCGCCTCGTCGCCGGGATACCAGCGCATCGTGATACCGCTCAGGTCGAGCGGCTTGCCGTCGGCCCAGATGCGGCCGATCCCCGTGATGGGTCCCTCGCAGAGCGCCACGGCGAAGGACGCGTAGTAGAGATACTCGGTCGTCCGGACCTTGCCGCCGCCACCGCCCTTGCCGCCGCCACGCTGGGTGGTGGTCCGGGTCTCCTCGCGGAAATCGGTCGCCCAGATGATGTTCCCGCCGATGCGCATGCGGCCGTAGAGGCGCGGGATCACGGCACCCTCGGTCGATGAGGTGATCCGCAGGCTCTCCAGCCGCGCGCCCTCGATGCGCTGGGTGGGGGCGAGCGAGGAGATGATCCAGCTGTCGATCACCGAGCCCACGGTAGAGCCGATCAGCCCGCCGATGGCGGCGCCGGAGAGGCCAAGGATCGCGCCGCCGAAGCCCATGCCGATGCTGGAGCCGACGACGCCAAGTACGAGGGTGGCCATGGCTGCGATCAGTCTCCGGAGGGGAACAGGAAGGCGAAGGCGATGCGCCGTTGCCAGGTGGGGGTGAGCGCCTGCTCGATCACGCCGACCCGCTCATAGGCATGGAGGAAGCGGTCGGGGGCGGTCAGGATCCCGACATGCTTGGCGATGGCGCGCGGCATCATCCGGAAGAGGACCAGCGCGCCTGGCTGGGCCTCGACAGGCGGCACCTCGATCATCATGGCGCGCGCACCCTCTGCGAGAACCTCGCGCGGCCCGGTCTCGCCCCAGTCCCGGCTGTACGGTGGGATCGGGAACGGCTCGGGGCCGACGACCTCGCGCCAGACGCCGCGCGCGAGCCCGAGGCAGTCGCAGCCGACGCCGCGCAGGCTGGCCTGATCATGGTAGGGCGTGCCGAGCCAGGTGCGCGCGGCGGCGATCACCCGCGCCGGATCGGCGGCCGAGCGCGGCGCCGTCACAGCACCGCCCCGTCATGGCCTCCATCGCGCGAGGCATAGCGCAGGATCGTGTCCTGGCCGGGGATATGCGGGAAACCGCGGAAGTTCGCGACGTTTCCGAACTTGGCGCTGCAGGTCGCGACGCGCTTGTCGCAGCCCGCGCGGGCGATGAAGCCGTCCGTCTCGGCGATGGCACGTACCGTAGCCTCGAGCAGCGTCAGGATCGCGAGCCCGTCCACGAGATCGTGCGCCAGAACCTCCGCCCGCCGCCCGGCATTGGCGCCGGAGTTCCACTCGACCGTGCCATGCGCGAACCATCCCGCCGCGAAGGTGCCGAGCCCCGAGGCCGTGAACGCCCGGTCGCGCAGGATGTCGGTGACCGCGCCCGTGCCGCGGAAGGCCGTCACCTCGAGGTTCACGCCGCAGCGGCCGTCGCCCAGCGTGGCGTCGCAGCCCGCCTGAAACGTCCGCCCGACAGTCTGACCCAACACATGGGCGAGGCTGCGAACCTCTGCGACGAAGGCGACGCGCCCGCGCCGGACTTGACCGATGGCGCCCCGGCGAAGCAGCGCGCGCTGGCCGGGATCGGTCCAGTTCACCCGCCAGAGCTCGACCTCGGCATTGTCCCAGCGCCCGTCGAGAATGTCGGTCTCGGTAATGCGGTCCGAGGACAGCACGCCCTCGGCATCCTGCGCATCGACCGAGAGGTCCGAGCCTGCCCGCGCCTCGGAGGCCGTGAGGCCGCTTTCCGGCTCGAAGTCCGTCCCATCGAAGTTGAGCACCCGGTCGTGGTCGGTGAAACCGAAGGCCACGCCATCGGCGCGCGTGATCCGCCAGCACCAGGCCAGCGTCGTGGTCCCATCGTCGAGATGCGCCTGCAGGGCGGGAGGAAGGGTCTTCATGGCCCATCCCCCCGCGACGCCGCCACGCAGAGCGCGACGATCGTGACGCCGATGATCCCGCCAAGGGCCATGCCGATGAGGAACTCAATCACGGCCGTGGAACCCGCGCTCGAGCCGGTCGCGCAGGCCGATCAGGCCGAGCCCGAGGGCGATCAGCGCGGCAGGCGATGCGTCGCCAGAGCCCGCGAGCAGCGTGACCAGCCGGGCGATCTCGGCGAGCGGGCCGGTCGCGGGCAGCGCCATGGTGGCGGTGCCGGTGGCGACGGCCATGAGACCGGCCCACCAGGTCAGCGATCGAGGACGGATGTAGCGCATGGGATCAGGCCCTCCGGGTGAGGTTGGCAAAGACAGCGGCCAGCCGGGCGAGCCAGCTGGCAGGGGGCGCAGGTTGAGGGGGCGTGATGGGCGCCTGGGGCGCGGGCTGCGGGCGCATGAAGGCGAGCGCCTCGGCCTCGGTCAGCCGCCGGATGGGCCGGGAGAAGTCGACGCGGCCGTTGCGGTCGATCGACCAGATGGGGATCGACCCGCCCGGATAGCGGCCCTGCCGGAAGAGATCGCGCTCGGACTCGCGGCGGAGGATGATCGAGGTGGGCCTACGCCAGTTGAGGAAGGCGTCGGCCGCCGCCTGACGGTCGCCCGCGTTGAGGTGTCGGGTCAGCGCGGCCTTGGCGATGCCGCCGGTATTGTAGTGGAAGCTCACCAGCGCATCGAACTCATGCGGGGCGAGCGGCACCTTCACGGCACGGCGCACCTCGGCCTCAAAGGCCGCAAGGTCCGAACGGAACAGCCGGAAGGCTTCGCGGATCCCGGCTAGCGTATCGGCGGGCATGCCGCGCGGCATGGTTGCCGGATCGGGCGGCCCGGCCTCGGCCGTGTGGCCGA